ACCGCCGTGACTTTCCAAAACACAACCGAACAGAACGGAACACAACCTGACTGACCCAAACCGCCTGAACAGAACTCGACAAAAAAAGACATACCATAACCAGACTGAGCGCAACCGCCGTAACCTAACTGAACGAAACTGAACTCGACTAACCATAAACTAACTCAACCGCCTGAACATAACTCAACAGAAACAAAACAGACCATGACCAAACTCAACGCAACCGCCTAGCCGAAACAAGGCTCAACGTATCTCATCAATCCCCGACTTAACCGCCAAAACACAACCGAACAAAACGGAACACACCCCGACTGACCCAAACCGCCGTACCTTAACCCGTGGCACAGGGGCGGCGCACCGCCCCACTCCAAATATCTTCATGCAAGCTGCAATTCTCGCCTAAAATATCTATGCGGCTCTCCGCACACGTTCTTCATTCAAGAAGTCCATTAGTTCTTGAGTTTCTTCATCGTAACACTCAGGATGTTCGTAAGCCAATTCTTGAACTTCGCGTCCCTCTGCTACGATCTCATCCCAAAGACCTTGTCCCTCTCCCATATCTTCAGCACTGTAGACTGAGAAAGAACCAAACGAACCGTTGCCTTTTTCCTGTCTGTTGTCTCCAAGACCACAGATCATACCAGAGTTAGCTAACAGAGATACAATTCCTTGTGCGCTAAAAGTAGGTGTGCAGTACTTGATAGTTACTTCAGAACACCACTTCGGTAAGTATGCACGTGTGCGTACGTCTGGTGTCCTGTTCATATCAGCGGCTCGAACAACATCCATTTTAAGATAAGGTTTCCCCCATATGTTAATCTTGTGTTCTGGAATAAATATTAAACGGTCCACGTTCTTTGCTGTAACCCCTGCGGTTTCCAGAGCCGCTGTCCGTAAACCTTTTTTAATTCCTGTTGCAGGAAAATAGAGCATGGTCTTACCATCTTTTTGTTTGTACATGGTCTCCCGATACTCTTTTTCGGGATTGTGTTTGATCTCTCTTTTTTCTGCCGCTGTTTTACGTTGCGCTCCTACAAGTAAGTCACGCATGGCTTTTGAACTCATGCTGTTGAAGTACATAGGCGTGTCACCTATTATTCTTAGCTTCAACATACCCCTTTTAATTGTATGTATCTGAATTGTTTCAGGTGTTTTTGTTTTTACTTTTGCTGTTGCCATTGGTTCTCTCCTTTTATTGGCTTCTAATTGAAAGTAATTTGTTTATGACACGCAAGTAATATGCGTGTCAAGTTTTTATTTGACAACTTCCCAGATGCTCTCGTCTCCTGCATCCTTTCCGGTGTCCTTGATCTTCCCTGCCTTACGCAGTTGAGATAACGTCGTGCGTACAATCGTCAGCTTCACGCCCGATCTGTCCGCAATCTGTTTTGCTGTGCCAATGTCTCGGCTTAACTCTGCTAGGATCTGCTCCTTGCGCGTAAGCTTTGCGCCTGTCCGCTGTTTCTTCCTGATCCTCGCCCATAGTTCTTTAAACATTTTAAGTCTCCTCTTCCCATGAAAGTTCAATTGTAATGTTATGATAGCGGCAATACCCTATCGCCGCATAGGTTTTTTTCGCGTCCTCGTGATCATGTATCAACGCCCGAGCCTTGCCTCGGTCATCCAGAACGAGCGTCAGGAAGTATCCGTCCGACCCATCCGACCATGACACGATGCGCCCTTCGTCACTCGAGGTCGTGAAACTCTCACCAATAACCTCGGTCAATCCCGATATAGCCCAGACAAAATCTCCTATGTCCTTGGGCATGAACTTCTCTTCAAGCTTGGACAGATCCCACTTAACCATCAGCCCCAGTCCTTCCGATCTTCTTCGTTCCACCATCCCTCGAAGTACGCATCGACCTCCTCAACGGTCATCTCCTCCTCGAGCACAATGTTCCTACCCAGGTTGTCCAACCAAATATGGGGCACTGGCTCCCGACCATAGTACCGATCAGCCGAGCCGCGATTAGCGGCCCTCTCCTCTCGGTCCATGGCCCATGCTTTAACTCTACCCATCTTCTTCCTCCTTCTTTCCCCAATAACGTATGTGTGGTTTGTTGTCCGTCGCTTCACTGACCTCGACATAAATAGTGTAGCCGTTGATCATAATGTAACCCGACACAGGACTTCGAACGTCAACTATCATCTTTATCCTCCAGTATCTCTACGTCTGTGCCCCAGACCCAGTCTCCATCCAATTGGTTTGGTTCATAGAAATCACCACCATCGATGTTGTTCTTGATCCAATACCAAATCTCATCCTCTGGAATGTCGTCGGGCACATCGCCCTCCCACTCCATAAACGAAATCATATCCGCCTTCGCTCTAACTCTAGGCATCGACTTCTTCCTCCTCGAACTCTGGTTCCCACGAGCGGTCCACTCCGTTGACGTACTCGCCCTCAAACCAACCACCCTCGTCCTGATAATCCGCATGAATGTCCATGCCCATCTCGTGAAGCTTGTCCCAAACTGGAGTAGGCGGTGACCATGCCGTCCAACAACGGAACGAAAAGTATTTTATATCGCCCTCAACAGTAGGCTCTTCAATAATCTCAGGCGCACAGATATCCCACTTTGTATTCCAGTTTTCATTGTGCCAATCATACCAGTTCGGACGACCTTCCGCCTCGCACATCTTACGCTCTTCCTTGCCCAACGCACCATGGAACATGTTACTCGGTTCTGGGATCACGGCATTCAAAAAATTTCGTTCCTTGACCGCCTCGTACAGACGGTCAATTTCTTTTGGGTTACCTGCTAGGTAAACACCCTGATAACAATGATTAGGCATCAGTTACCTCGCTTTCTTCTGTAAAAAAATTAGTTATAAAAATAAAAGGTTCTTTCTTTTTTACTGACCATAAATTTTGATATCGGTAGCCTCGAACCCAAGTGCCGCTTTCATCATAATGACATTCAATAGCCTCGCAGTGCCACATACCGTCACCGCCATTTATCGAGTCACCATCCCAGATATTAATATCTAAAATATGATCATCTATCTCATAACCTTCACTATACTGTTCCTCACCATCATCAGCGTCTTTTACTTCTTCTTCAAAGAACTCTTTTGACTGAGCAATAACTTTGTCTAAACTTTCTGGTTTAATAAACATCACTTCGCCTCCTTCAAAAAATACTCAAGTGAAGTATCGGTACTGTAAGTGCCAGTGGGATTACCCATGCCATCTATGTCTTCATGGCATTCATAAACTTTGACGATTAAGTCTTTTGGGAATTCCATACCAATCAATTCATCAGGATAATCTGGGTCAGGCTTAACATCAAAGTACATACAAAGATCGAAATGCCTATCACCAATACTTACGCCAACCCATTCCATGTCATCGTCTAAATGCTCATACCATGCGCCGTTCGGACATTTATATTCTTGCATATCAAGATAACCTTCGTAAAAGGCTGTTAGGTATCCCTTTTCATAATCACTTAGAGGTAACTCATTAAATTCATCTGGGTTATACTTCATCATTCTTCCTCCTGATAAAAAGCCACTTGTAGTTATAGATGATCTTGACATCGTCACCGATATCAAAACCCCAGTAGTTTATATCCCGACCCACTATGTCGATGATCGGACGATCTCCCTTGCCAGACACCTTGCGTCTGCCCTCGGGTGTGATCTCAATGTTCACACCATCCTCAACCTTGTGAGTTCTAAACTTGTCACCGCGACTGATCCCCATCGCAGTCAACCGCTTGCCCTCCAACCAAATGCGAGGACGACCTCGGTTCGCTCCTATCGTATAATATTGTAACTTCATGCTAATGCACCCCACTGTTCTGTATTACTTGTTGAATACCCCCAATCTATACCAATTAAATAGATAGTCAAGAATTATTTTGAGGACAGAAAGTACACTATAGACACATCTAGCCAGATTTTTTGTTTTTTTTTTTTTTTCATTCAAATTTAGTGTACTCAGCGTACTCAAACGTACTCAAGTCAAGTATACTTGTTTCAAACTGCCCTGTTCTGAGTACAAAGTGAGTACAGTGAGTACGTTTCTGGGAAGAAAAACCCTATATAGAACTAATTGCTAAAAATAATTTCTTGGATTAAGTTGTGGTAGACATACAAATGAGGGGCGTATGCCGAGCATAGCAAAATCTATTGAAAAAGAACATGGTCGACAGCTGACCAACCGACAAAGAACTTTTGCAAGACACATCGTCGAAGGGATATATTCGAATACTGAATGTGCAAGGAAGGCAGGGTATACTCCTGACCTTGCCAACAAACAAGCTTCGGTTCTTCTGAACGGTCGAGACTATCCACATGTTGTTGAGTATATCCAAGAACTGAGAGAAGAAAGAGAACGACGCTATGGTGTCACAACCATTGGTCAACTCGAACGATTGCATAAGCTGTCGCTTGGTGCCGAAGACGCAGGGCAGTTTTCTGCCGCTATCAATGCCGAGAAAATAAGATCTGCACTTGGTGGATTGACCATCGATAGACGCGAAACAATCAACACGATTGACCAACTGTCTAGAGATGAGATCACCGCTCGACTAGCCTCCCTACAAAAACAATACCCTCAAGCTTTTGTGATTGATGGTACAGCGGAGGATGTAACGGATGAGCAAGGGACCAGAGGCGAACTTCTGGCAGTCGATCAGGAAGAACCTACCTAAAAAATGTTTTGCAACTAGGATTGAGAACAAGCATGGCGGCGGTGTGCCCGATGTTCATATGGTCTGGGATGGGTTGCCGTTTTGGATGGAATTGAAAGTAGCAAAAAGCAACAAGGTAAATATATCCCCACACCAAGTCGCTTGGAATATGGCCTACTACGCTCGAGGAGGGGCCAGTTTTTACTTAGTAAAGAGGGCCAAGGAGCGAGACCTAATTTTATTTAGGGGTGATCAGGGGGCCGCTCTGTCGTCCTGCGGCCTGTCTTGCGCCCTTGGATCTCGGTTCGAGAGTCCTGCGGCTTTGTTCTGCGCCTTGCGCCCTGTGCTCGAAGGGATCTTGCGCCCTGCGCCTTGCGCCTTGGCCCATGATAGCGATAGCCTGGGCAAAAGGAAAGAGGGCCGAGGCCCTCCCCTTTAATGTTCTACTATTGCTATTGATTTTGCTTTGCTGGATCCTTTGCAAAGCTTGCAAGCTGTGCATTGGACCCGACGGCCAGCCTCTTTAGAAGCTGGACAAAGTATTTCGTTTGCTTTGTCCAGGTCCAATAGATCTTTAATTACTCGGAAAGTGCGACGACCAGCGGCCCAGTGTTCCTGTGCTTCCTGGTAAGTATCCGCGGATTGCATACAGATCTCGGACATTTCGCCGGGCTGGTGTGTGTATGCTGTCCAGGTTAAAGCTTCCTTTAATAGATTGTTCCAAACATATTGTGGAACCGCCGCCGGATCTCCGTATGTTCCTAGCCTTACAAAACGACCCCGGCCCATGTCCGTTGCATTGCCGGGTTGATATCGCCCGGCCTTGTAAGACTTCCAAACAATCAACGGCCCTTGAAATAGTTTGACGTAGCAACGACGGCCCTTTGCAAGCTTGCGCTTGGGATCCGTCGTTGCTTCGCCACGCATAATGCAAGAGCCACAAATAGAAAAATCTGCACCGGTCTTGCTGGCTTCCATTGGGTTTAGATCCTTACATAAAATATATGTTTGGACTACGTGCCCGGTTTTTGTGTTGCGGTTGGAGTAAACCGCAACAACTACAATAGGCTTGTCATCTAATAGACTTGGCCCTTCATATAAAATGGCACTGTTCATTTTTGAACCTTTATATATTCGCGAGTAATAATATGTTTAAAATATAAAGCTTCGTCGTCTTCGTGCATGAACATATAAACATTTTTTAGAACATCAAAAGCTTGTTCAAACTTTTCATTCATTCTAACTGTCGGATATTCTTGTATCATTGCTCACCTTTAAAATTATTCATTCCTGGATTTTGGTCTGCCCATAGTGACGCGGCATCCAATAGGCCCGGGAAATTATTCCGGATAATTCCAAGATTGTAGTGATCCATTTGAGCAAGTGCGCTGTGCAACTTGTCAATTGCTAGGTCCAGATCAAAGGCTCTAGTATCTGCCATTTGATATTCTTTGACCATGTAGTCTCTAAAATTATACATGTTTGAGATCTCCTTTTCTGCTGTCTCAAGATTATTCTAAACTATTGTGTGTAGAACACAAGTAAATAATTATTAAGGCTTGTAAGTTTTTCGTATGTCTTGCGGCCTTGCGTCTTGCGCCTTGCGGCCTTCCTTTTAAATGCTTTGCGGCCTGGATAAACCAGGCCGCGTTGCAGAAAGGAGGCCCATTTCCCAAGGGCCAGGGGATCACATTATCCTTATTATTTCTTTGGCTATCAAGATCCAGACTATGATCGTTGCGCCTAGTGGTAATACCACTAGGCCAAGCGATGCGAGGGCATCGAGTATATGTTTCATAGGCTCAGTACTCCGATGGTAGCATGTGAACAAAGAATTTCCCGCTTTGTTCAGTGGCTGTGCTGACAGACCAAATCTTAATCTGGTCGAGTGGAAAGGTGGTATACTCGAAGGACTGAGTAGCGACTACCTTTCCATTCCCGTCTTCAATGGAAAGTTTTCCAGAGTCCCCGTCCATTGTAAGAGTGCTGAAGTACATATCGAGATCTGGTAAATCTCCGAAATCAATATGAGAGGCTATCGCATCGAATAGCCAGTGAGCTTGTAACTGTTCAGCTACATACTTACAGCCATCAGTAAGCACACCTTTACTTAATGGACTCCATCGATGGTAAGCCTCAGTCCCTGTGAACATGGACATTTCTTTGTGAAAGTTGTTCAAGTTAATATCTAACATTTCATATCCTTTCTAATTGAACAAGTTTAGTATGCCCCACTTTCAAGCGGGGCACAAGTTTTATTTTATGAAGCCATCAGATCTTTTGCTTGCTGACGTAACCGACGATCAATATCTGCTTTGAATTTAGCATTGGATACGGTAACGACGTTGGTGCGTAAACCAATGTGAGATTTTACGTCGTCGGGAGTGATGGGCCTTGGCCCCTTCTTATCACGTAGCCAAGCTCCATGAATTGTTTCGATCATATGGCAACGAGTATAAAACTCTTTCCAATTTTCTTTTGTGATCTTTCCCATCGCTATGGATAGAGTGCCCCACACTAAAGCGTTGCTGACCATCGCGACATTCTTGTCGTCAAGATCTGCTTCTACATTTTGTAGGTCATAATTTAATGGCATTGTATTCCCTTTCTTTGGTTGAGTGGGAGGCCGTAGCCTCCCGATTGATTAGATGATTGGTTCAAACTTCTTGACCTTGGTCATGGTTGCATACTTCTCCCATGTTCGAGGTCTATTCTCTTTCCACCATTGTAAGTTGGGTGCTCTCATTCTTACAGTGAATGTCCAACGTGCCCATCCATTGGCGATTGCTTGTGCTCGGAGTTCTTCATGTTCTTTGCCAAGCTTCTTGATCTTTGCTTCGATCTTTGAGATCTTGTCCAGTGTTTCTAGTTTTTCCATTTTGTATTCCCTTCTAATTGAGTTATGTAACGCTTGTTACAAGTAACAAGATAATTATTTTTACCAAATAGTCAATAGCTAGAACACAATTAATTTAAATTTTTTACAAGTTTTTTAAAATAATGTCAGCTGCTGTGGTATACAATGGTATACAGTTTAGGGGTTACTTTGCCCTATCGCGGCCGAGATCCGAGGGCCAAGGACCCCTACCACCCCTATTTGGGGCGACTATATGTGTGTATGCGTACTATATAGTTGGTGTTTTAAATTCATTCGGGCCTAGTTTCATTGGACTTGTGTGCAGCAAACAAGTCACGGGTCCCTATGGCCCAGAAAAAATTGTGGGTGTATTTTCATTTGGGTTTGTTGTACAGTGTCCGTGAACCACGAACCAAGGACCGGGATATGGGATTTTTTAGTGATTTAGCGATGGGCTTTGGAGCGAAGCCGAAGACTAAAGATTATATAGCGAGGACGGCGAGGACTATTGCTCGGAATGAGGGCAAGAAAAGTGCTTCTGAGTCTGGCAGAGCGAGACGGTATCAGGCGCAGTATGGTGTGACGGCTGCGGATATTGGTAATACGAAAGACATGGCGGTTAAAAAAACGAGACCCAAAGACAAACCTTTATCAAACATCAAGACGGTTCCTACGACTACGAAGGCAAAACCTTCGGACATAGCAGCGGGAAGAGAGTTTGCTGAGTCTATGAAGAAGGCGAATGAGTTAGCGAAAGCTGGCAAGTTACGAAGACCTGGCACTACGAAGACTATAAGTGTACCTGAAGAATTTCGTAATCAAGTTGGTTCATCGACTCAAACGATAAACGTTCCGGGTAAGTTGTTAAGCGACGCAAGACCCATTCGCAACTTGGCTGGTTCACCTTCTATATCGCAGGAAGAGGCGAAGGCGGCTGGTG